CCTGTGGGTCCTGCTGTGAGGTTAGGGATTTGAGAGGTAGAATTCTGCCAAGCCGAGGTTTTGTTTCCGTATCGGAAGATCCGAGTTATGCCTATACTTTTATTCGTTCTAAGAAAGGTGTTGCATCGGATCCGAATTCGCTGGGCGTAATGTATCAAGTAGTTCTTCCGCAGGGTTCTCCAGCTCTTCCTTTGTATGGGCATCGGGATTCATTGGGTGATAACATTGGAAGTGCGCCAATGGAGCAGGAAATTGTTTTGCCAAGAAACACCGGATTTCGAGTAATTGATTACAAAGTTAGAACTCCTCCTTCTGGTTTCGGCAGAGATTACTTGTTCTTGTTGGTCGAGCCGGTTTTTTCTGAATCTCCCGCTTTTCGTTCGCGAAGCACTCCTTGACGTGTGCTATCTTCAGGATAGGGGGGCAGGGCATGTCTACGTTTGACCGTAAGGGTTACTTCCAGGAACTTGATGGTGGCGGTACAACTTCCAGCATGACGCCGGAAGAGTTGCGTCGCCACGAGTTGTTTTTGATTGAGGCTAACCAGGATCGCTACGATTACGTTTCTGATGACAATCGGCAACGTCGAGAAGCAGCCAGAGCTGAGTATGGTTCATGGATTGACCCTATCCTCAAAGGCGTTCAACGTTTAGGTGCTTTTTCGGTATTGCCATTCTCGGTAGGCAACGCCATGAATGATGGGCAGAGCTTCGGCGAAGCGGTTCGTGGAACGTCTGAACGTTTTATGGAAGACCCAGGTTCTTTTACTTTTCGAGAAGCGACTGATCGTTTGCCTATTCCTAATTGGTTGTCAAGTATTGGCGGCTTGGCTGCTGACATTTTTGCGCCTGGCCCGGGCGAATTTGTGCAAGGTTTAAATCTTGCATCCAATTTAGGAAGTGCCGCTTCTGGGTTAGGAGCTACTGCCGCTGGCGGAGCTGCCGCTGCGATGGCGGCTCCAAGATTGGGTGGGCAAAATAATTTTTCTGATGTCATACGCGATTTTACGGATGAAGCCGTTAGCTCTAGGCAGGCGGTGCAAACCGGACAAGATCCGGTTGTGCTTCGGCAGCAAGTCGAAGAATTGGCTAATACCGTTGCTGCAAGCAATCCGGAGATGCGTAGCCTTCAAACGGCAACCAGCAGAATTATTCAGTTGGACGATCAGGGCCTTAGCCGGTTCTCCGCTTCTCTGCGTGGCATCAATCGAAATCGTAGAGCTGTTTCTACTTCTTTGAACAATGGCGGCTTTACTTATGATTTTGATCGCGGTATGGTTCCGATGATGGCCGCGCATACCGATCCGAAAACTGGCGCTAGGAACGTTGATGTGTATGGTTATGCCGTGAGTCCTTACCCGGACTTGGGCATTGCCGTTCCGGTGCAAACGTTTCCTTTGTCTAACCCTGATGCTTTGGCGGAAATTGCGACTCAATTTATTTCGGAACGTGCGCCTGTGTTGTCTCGTCCGCATCATGCTATTGGCGGATGGGTAAACGAAGGAATTTTTTATTTCGACATTTCGGTTTTGACGCTCAATCGCAATGAGGCTATTCGCATTGGGCAGCAGGCTAATCAAAAATCGGTTGCGGATTTTAGTGCTCAGTATGGCCAAGAATTTATTCCGGTTGGCGGATCTGGAGTGGCGCGGTCTTACGATCCAAGCTATCTTGCCAGTTATACAACCGGAGGCAGATTCGATCCGACAAGTACGCATAATCCAAATCCGGATTTGCAACAAAGACTTGCCGCAGCGGAAAATTTTTACAACACGGTTATTATGCCTCAGGGTGGTCGTCAATTGACCGGATTGACTTACGCTAATGCGCCTATTAGTAGGCGTCCGCGGTAAAGGAGATAATCATGAAAAAAATGAGTAAAGGTTCTTTGCCGTCTCCTCCTAAGAATGCAATTCCTTTGGCGCCTTTTTTCAACACTATCTTTGGTGATAGTTTGAATTCCGAAGAGGGCGTTTTGGCTGCCATCACTTATATCAATTCAAACAAGCAGGAGTTTGCAGATTTGTTGCGTCAATACGTTGAAAATGGTGAAGACTTTAAGTTGCGTCAACGCTCAGGTGAATTGGAAAAGATTTTGTGAAGCCGTACCGGGATCAATTTTTTGACGGGGGCGGTACCACTTCCGGTATGACTTGGGAAGAATTGAGAGAACACGATGAATTTTTGAGGCTTTTGGCTGAGCGGGAAGGCATCAGCTACGAACGGCAAGGATTTTTTGATTGGCTCGGAGAACAGCGAGCTAATTTTTACGAGAATACTCCTACTGGTCAAGCTCTGAGCCGCGGGCAAGAAGTAATTAATAGAGAGTTGGATCATTACGAGCAAAGTTACATGAAGCCTTTGGCTATTGCCGGTCAAGCTTTTCAGGCTATTGGTTCTGCTATTGGAACTGATGGAAGGCAAGTGGGAAGCACTGTCTTGGATGCGGTTGCTCCTGGATTGGGCTATTTTCGGGATAGACGAAGTGGTCCAAATACCGGCGAAGAGCATGCGGCAAGATTGTTCGATTTAGTTTCGGGAAGTCCGTATGAGCCTGGCGATGTAACTGGCTATGCAATTGCCGATCAAACGGCAGCGGCTTTTTTGGATCCTACAAATTTTATTCCAGGCGGAGGAGCTGCCAATGCTACCCGAAGAAGCATGGGGCTTATTGATGATGTCATGGCTCCTGGCCTAAGGCAAGTTGCCGAAAGAGCAGAAGATACTGTGCTTACTCCGGTAAGAAAGCCCGCTAAAACTGCCGAAGAAATTGTGGTAAATCAAAATATCCAAGCGGCTGTTGATAGAATTATACCTCCAGAAAATCCGCTTTCGAATCCAGAAATCAAAAGACGATTTGATTACATGATTGATATTGGGAACCAACACGGTGCCACACGCTGGTATGGTTCTCCGGTTATTAAAGATCTTTTTTCGCGAGCTTTGAACTTTCTTGATCCTAGAGAAAGGCAAAGGCAAGTCCAGGGTACTTTGGCAATGTTTTCTGTTTTGAACGGCGCAACTAGCCCTCGAACCAAAGTGTTCAACAATATCAATAAGGCTTTGGTTTTGTTAACGAATGCTCAGGCGGGCAGACTGTTTCCGGATCTTGTTCGGATGGCTGAAGAAAATCCTCACGTGCCTAGGAAACCTAGGCGAAGCGGGCCGCCGTATAGAAAGAATAGACAAGGAGAAATGGTAGGCACTACGGTGACTCCGGAAGATGAACTATATATGCGCCTGACCAGTCCTTATGATTTGGAAGTTGGCTTGAGTGAAGCAATGTTTCCGAGCCACATGACCAGACAGGCTTTTGAATTAGGAACATTGAGCGGGCAAAAAACCAGCTCGTTTGATTTGAATTTTGCCGCCGACGAGCTGAATCCAAATCATCAAATAGCCATTGACGCCGTTACTATCGACACTCATTTTCTTCCCCAGTTTCTTTGGGGATTGGGAATGGATTACAGAACTGTAGATGGCAGAAAGGAAATTGTCATATTTTTAGATGTGCCGAACAAGCAAGCTTACGAACTGGAAGCCGAAGATTTTGACAAATATATCTATGGCGTAGTTTCTCAAACGCCAAGATACGCCATTATCGAGCAAGCCGCTCAAAGGGTTGCGCGGTCTTATGGTTTGAGAGGTAGAGATTTTCAGTCTGTTCTGTGGGTCGGTGGCAAAGAAATTAGTCGTCCTGCCGACCTTAGGCCGTTTTCCGAAACTTTTATGGAGAACATGAGGATTCACGCTCAACGCCTAGGAACTAGCGTAGAAGAAGTTGCCCGAAAGATTGCGATGGGAGATTTAAAATTGGCTGATATCATGGGGCAAGATTTGGCTATGTATGCTAGATACGTAGCGGCTAACATGGCTAGCACCGATTGGAGCGAAGAGGAACAAGAAGAGCAAGATGACGGTCGTACTGGCGGCAGTTTTGGAGCCGGCGGATTTCATACTCGCGACAGTTTTGGAGCCAGCGGAGAATCTATTGGCGGAGATTTATATCGCATGATGGATCGTCGAAACACCGAGGAATAATGCCTAAGCCTCTAAAGTTGACCATCCCGCAGGGCCTAGAGGGTAAGTACCTTACGTTCCTAACGGATGAGCGTTTTACCGAGATGGCGTTCATCGGCGGCTTCGGTACCGCAAAGACGGATGCTCTAGTTACGAGCATCCTCCGTGACGCTTACGAGTATCCCGGCGCAACTCTTGCGTTGTGCCGGGACGAACTCGTGAACCTCAAACGAACCACATTGGCTGACTTGCTGAGTAAGGCACCGGAGTTGACGGCGCATCACAGCAAGACGGAGAGCGTGATTACCTTCCATCCGGTGACTTGCGCGGATGGTATTGTGCGTCAATCGAGGCTTTACTGCTTCGGTTTGATGACGGGTGATTATAAGCAGAAGTTGAAGTCGTTGCAGCCGTTCCGCATGTACATCGACGAAGCTGACAAGATTTATGAAGAGATGCTTGACATGAGTGTCTTGCGTTGTCGTCAGAAGGTCTATCATTTTTCCTCTGGGAAACTTGGTAGGAACCAGGTGAAGATCGTCGCGAACGACGAAGGCAACAATTGGATTCATCGCAGGTTCATTGGCGTTTCGCATCCTGGCTTGGAGATGAGTCCGGAATGGGTGCAGAAACACGTAGGCATTAAGGAGGATTTCTTTCAGCCTCGTAATGCGGCAGATGTGGTCGTTGGTGACATTGCAGTGCATGAGCATGTGCGTCGATTGGTTGAAGGCGTCTCGGATGAAGGTGCGCGTTTGGCCGGGTTGGATAAGTTGGTCGAACCGAAAGACGTGAAGATCGTTGGTCAACGTTTGTGCATCTACGCCTTCTCGCATGAGAACAAGAGCTTGAATCAGCAGAACCTAGCTAACGCTCGTTTCGTTAGTGACGCCTTGAGGCGTCAGTACATTCTGGGTCAGATTGATACGCAGTCCGGTTTGTTGTTCCCGGAGTTCAACATTGGGGATCACGTGATTGATGAGTTCCCAATTCCGGATGAATGGCGTGTTGTTGTGGGTATTGACCATGGTCACGATCACCCTACGGCTGCCGTGTTTATGGCTGTTGATCCTTGGGGTACGGCATTTGTGTACGCGGATTACCTGCGGTCGAATACTAGCGCGAGCGATAACGCGCAGGGAATTCTTGAGTTGGCTGGCGGTGGTCGCAAGACTCGGTTCGTGGCGGATACGCAGTTGTGGAATGCCGATCCTCGTCGGCCTTCCGAGTCGTTGGCTACGGATTACGAACGTGAGGGCGTGCGTCCGTTGATCCGTGCTAACAAGCAACGGCAGTTGTCGGTGGATAGAATCAAGCAGGCGTTGCAGTTCAAGCAGACGATGTACGATCCGCAACCTAAAGCGCGAGTGTATTTCTTTAGGACTGCTGCGCGGCTTATCAAGTCGTTGAATTCTATCTCATGGGATAAGTTTAATGCCGGGGTTGATGATGACCTGATTGACGCTTTCAGGTATGCAATGATGGACTTGTACCACGTGGGGTCTAGCGATACTCCGCGTGTTTTGAGGAAGCCGTTGATCCTTGATGGGAGGTACGCATGAACGAAGTTACTCGTCATTACGAAGGCAGCATTGGTGCTGCTACCGGCGTCATTCCGTTGTACTGGGGTGGCTTGCCGATTCACATGTTGCCGTCTGCCAATCGGTTGGAGCCTGGTAGTGCTTCGCAGGGTGAACAGCGAGTTACTCCGAAGAATCACGTGTTTACTGGCGATGTGCAGTATAAGGGTTTCTTGTTGGAAATCGATGGTGTTGCTACCGTGAAGGTCGAGGGTACGAATGATGATCCTCTGGATTCCGGCGCGGTGTGGTCTTGTTATTCTACGCAGCACAATAGTACGACTGGCGTGTATGTGGATTCCGCTTGTCGTTTTATGCGGGTGAATAAAACGAGTGGCAGCGGTACTGTTCGCGTCAGTGCTCACATGCGGAGTGGTTGATTATGGCCGACCGTAAGGTTACTCAGTTACCGGCAGCGACCGCTGGTGATCTTGTTAGTACCGCTTTGTTCATGGTGGTGAATACGGGGCAGGCTCAGCCGGCAGATCAGAATCGTAAGGCGACATTGACGCAGGTGAAGACGGCGCTGAATGTTGATGGGTTAGCATTGCAGTCTAGCGTGGATGCAATCAATAATGAGTCGATTCATCCGTTCTTGCTGATGGGAGCCTAAAGTGCCTACGTATAAAGTGTTGGGTCAATCGAATCCGAGTGCCGCTACTTTGACGACGGCGTATACGGTGCCGTCAGCGAAGTCTGCTGTGGTGAGTTCGGTGACGGTTGCGAATCGTTCGGCTACGGCTACGTCGTTTCGGTTGGCTGTTCGTCCGGCTGGCGCGTCTATCGCGGATCAGCATTATGTTGCGTATAACGTGCCTATCTCGGGGAATAGTACGGTGGCGTTGACGTTGGGTTTGACGTTGGCGACGACGGATGTCGTGAGTGTGTATGCGACGTTGGCTACGTTGTCGTTCGGTGTGTATGGGACGGAGTTGTAATGAGCATCAGTGTCTTTCCTCCGACGACAGCTAGTGGATCTATTACTTCTTTGTTTTCAAATGTTGTCAAGTTTGATACTAGCGATGTGTGGTCGCATCCTAACGGTTATTCCGTGGCTCGTCCTGTGATTGTTGTGGTGGTAGCGGGTGGTGGCGGTGGCGGCTCTGGTGGTCGACGAATTGGAACGACTATCTCTGATGCTGGCGTTTCAGTTTGGGCTGGCGGTGGCGGCGGTGGAGGAAGTGGCGGAAGTGCAGCTTATAGCTTTTTGAATTCTAGTCAATTGACTATTACTATTGGTGCCGGTGGAGCCAAAGGCGCTTCCACGGTTTCTGCAAGTAATTTGGGCAGTACCAACGGCAATAACGGTAGTAATGGTGGAACTAGTAGTGTTGTTCAGAACAGCGTTACGTTGGTAAGTTGTGGTGGTGGCGGCGGCGGAAAAGCCGGGCAAGCGCTTTCAGCTAGTAATTCCGGAACAATCAATATTACCGATTTTCAGGTCGGTGGGGCCGCTGGAACTAATGGTGGTTTAGCTGGTGGTAATGCGGCTAATACTAATAGTACTCAGGATACCGCAATTGATACTCCAGCGGGGAATGGTGATGCGGTTACTGGATCTTTCAAGATTGCCGTTCCTAACATCAATTCGAGTTTTCCAATTCCTTACTTGACCGATAACGATCAACCAAAACCTATGCCTGGAGCGGGTGGTGGTAGCACTTGGAAAACGTATGTGCTAAATAACGCTGGTACGGTTTACGGTTCTCCTAATGCTACTGCGCAAACTCCAGCTTACGTTGATTGGTTTTTCTTGAGTCCCGGTGGTGACGGTGGCAACTTTACTCGCGCTAGCAATGTCACTTCTGGCAATCCGGGTAGCAACGCTACTGGAATTGGTTGCGGCGGTGGTGGTGGCGGTGGATTTTGGTATAGCGCTCAAAATGTATCGGCCAACTCCATTTCTTCTGCCGCTGGCGGCGATGGCGAAGATGGTGCCGTTTGGATTTTCTACTAAGGAGCATCATGCCTAAGTACGCGATCTACCAAACTGATGTAATCGTAAATGTCATCAAAGCCAAAGATGAAGCTACGGCTCAGTTGGTGACCGGCATGAATGCCATTGAGATTGTCGATGGCGTTCCTCAAATTGATTGGACGTGGAATGCTGAAACGAACTCTTGGATTGCTCCCGTTCCTCCGGAGCCGGAAGTTATCCCGGAGGATAACTCGTGACGATTCCAGAAGCCGGATTCGGCATGGGTCTTGAAGGCATGATGCCGGAAGAGTTGGCGTACCCGACTGAAGCGGGTACGCCTTTGATGAGTGAAGCGATTGATTCCCGTTTGACGTCTCCGAATAATAAGATGCTGGAAGCGTTGAAGGTGGATTTGAATCGGGATATCGAGTACGCTGTTGGCGCTAAGAATAATCTGGATCGTCGAGTCGAACGGTACCGTGAGTACTATTCGATGGATCGCGATCCGCCCGCGTATGAGGGTGCGCCGAATCATCGGACTCCGTACTTGCGGTCGAAGGTTACGGGTGCTAGTGCTCATATGCGGTCAGCGTTGGATCAAGATCCTATGTTCGTCGCTCGTCCTTACACTAAGGATGGCGCGGAGAATAAGGCTCCGATGGAGACGATGATGGAACGAGAGTTGGATCGTTCTTTGAGTCGTCGACAAATTTGGCGTGCCATCAATGAGTCTTGTTTAACTGGCACGGGCGTTCTTCAGTTGAGCGTCACGAAGCCCGGATCTGAATTCATTGTGCAGGCTCGCGCTGTTCGGCTGGAGGACTTCTACGTTACTCCGCCGGGTAGTGAAGATATCGCTAGGGTTAGCACGTTCCTGCGTTTCTTTGAGCCGTGGCATATCATTCGTCAACGTGTTGATTCTGGCGAGTACGATGCCGATGTTGCCGAGCAGTTGAAGCCTCGTGTTGGTAACAAGCCGACGAACTACAGCGAGGATCGTGATGGTACATCTACGTTCTTGGATCAGTCCGAGAATACGGTGTACGAGTTGTGGGAGTGTTACTACCGTTGGGGCAATGATGAGTTGGGTTACGAGTTGTGGCGTGTGGTGTTCAGCAAGGATGGGCAGTTGGTGTTGTCGGCTTCGCCTAATCCTTACGGTGAGTGTTTTGATGCGCCGCCTTACGTGCCTCTTCGTGTGATGCCTCAGCAGGGGTACTTCTTTGGGGATTCGTACTCGCAGGTGCTGGAGGGTATTCAGCATGTAATGGATTGGTCGTACAACAGTTTGATTGCGTACGATCAGTTTGCTATGACTCCGCCTACGTTTGTGGATGCGGATAGCGAGTTGTACGTGACGTTGAAGGATACGGGTATTCTGCCGAATAGCATCATTCCTGTGCGTGGTGATCCTCGTGCGACGGTGTATCAGTCGCAGATGGCTCCGGCTCGTGAACCGTATCAGTTGATGATGGCGTTGCGTTCGATGGGCGATGACGCTTCGTTTAGTGATCTTCAGTTGAATGGGATGCCTACAAATACCGTGCGTTCAGCTACGGAGATCAATGCGATTACGTCTTCGGCGCAGAAGAAGTTGTCTGAGGATTTGAGTAACTTGGCGGAGGATTTGAGTACGTTCGCTCGAATGTATTGGGCGATAGTGTATCAATTCAAGATTCTTCCCAAGGGTGTCATGCCGGTGTTTCAAGGCAGCGATCAGTATTTGATTGCGGCTCAGGAGTTGGATGAGGATGATTTGGTTGGGCACATGGGTCGTTACATGGAGTCCATTGGTAAGGCTCAACCTGGTACGTCGATGATGCCTGGCGCTGCTGAGCAGTTGAAAGCTATGCTTCAGCAGCAGGGCATTTCGTTGTTTGTGGCTAGCGCAAAGCGTGATGATATTGAGTGGATGCCGAATGGTAGTAAGATTGCGGCTGATCGGATGATGCACGCTAACAAGATGGAGCGGTTGTTGGGTTCGCTTTTGCCTGCGTTGTCGTTTGCTCGGCAGGATCGCGCTGCTTGGCACATCATGAAGGAGTACCTGGTGAGCTTAGATTTGCACAATTGGGAGAACTTCTTGCCACCTCAGCCTCCCGAGCAGTTTATGGACCCGCAGCAGATGGCGATGTTTGCTCAGATGATGGAGCAAACTCGTCAGGGTGGTGGTGCGCAGTGACGAATCCGTTTGCTTCTTTGGGGGATTCGTCTAAGTGGGCGGTGCGTCGCGCGGCTGAGGCTTTGCGGGATCAAGCAAAGGATCGTTTGGTTCGTGGGGCGTTGGTTGTTTCCAAGAAGGGCAATGGTTCTATTGACGGAATTGCCTTGGAGGTTGCTAGAATGTCTGGCGAGGTGGAGATGGCGGATCGTTTGATGCAGTTGATTTATGACGCCATGCACAATGTGATTTCTAAAGATGAAAGTGGAGGTATGGGAAATGATTGATGGAGTGACCGAGCAAGATTTTATCCCGCAGGATAGTCCTGAGCTTCAGGATACTCAAGGGCAGGAGCGTGTCGATTGGAAGGCGGAAGCCATTCGTGCGCAGGCTAGGTTGGATACGATGCGTGAAATGCAGCGTACCAACTCTACGCCTGCCGACCCGAAGTCAACTATCGTTTCTGAGACGCAGCAGCTGGAGCAGCAGATTCAACAGGTTCGCTCCACCTTGCCGCCGATTGATCCGTCGAATCCGAATGCCTTCTGGGAACGCGAGAAGCAGAAAGAGCATTTGGATGACCTACGTTTCCAACTGTCGGAAGCTCGTGAACGCGAACGGCGTCAAGCGATGATGTCGTTCACGTATCAGCAGCAAGCTCAGACTCTGGTGCAGAAAGTAAAGCAGCAGTTCTCTGGCCGTCCCGCATTTTCTCGAGTCGAACGCGTGTTTGACGACATGGTAAATCGGTTGGCTCCGAATGTTCGCGCTGATCCGAATGCGTTGACAGTGATGATGAAGACGTTGCTGTATGACGCTGGGGATACGGGTGCGCAGAAGCAGCCGCCTACTGCGCCGAATAATGGTTACGCTCCAGCGCGTGCTGGTGGGCAACGCCGTGCTGGTTCTCAAGTTGAGTTCAAGACTCAGGAGGAAGCTGAAGTGGCTGCGTATTACGGCATGACGGCTGAGGAGTATTACGATCCTCGTTTCAATGAGCGTGCGCCTGATGCCAACGGCGTAAACATTTATCCGTATCAGATTGGGCGGCGTCGCTGATGCCTCGCGGTGTGATCGATCCTCTCGGCAAACCGGAAATGCCTGATAAGGCTGCGGTTATCCCGCAGGATAATCCGCCGAAGGAGGTGGTCGGTAAGTACGATCACGAGTTGGCTAAATTTCAATTGTTTGGTCCCAACTTGCGTCGAGAGATGGGCTATGTCGAGGAGGATGATCCTCGCGTTGTCCGGAATATTCCTGCAGACATGACGGTTACTTGGGCGACTGATCCTCGCGTGGATGCCGGTGCGCATTTGAGTTTGGTTCAAGGTCTTGGTTTTCGTCCCGTTCGAGTGGAAGAAGTGACGGCTGGGTTCGGTGATGCGTATAAGATGGTGTTGCGTTCCTACGAAGTAGGTCCGCATGATTATGTCGTAGTTGGGGGCGGGGTGCTTATGATTGGTTACCGTCAGTATCGTGAGGATCGACGGGCGGCTGCGCGTTTGGAAGCGCAAACTCGTCTCGATGGGAATCGGGACAACTTGAGCAATGCTGGCGTGGAGTACGTTGGTCGTTCCAAATCTGCGCCGATGACGGAGGTTCGGTAATGGCTGTTCGGGTTATTGGGTCTGAGTATCTGATGGGGCCGGTTATCGTGGATTCCACGGCGACCATTGTGCGTAACAGTGTCGTGCGTGTGGTTTCCGGCAAAGTAACTAACGTCATTGCTGGCAGTAACGAGAACTTGGCTGTTGCCATTGATAAGTATCCGGATGCGGATTATGCGGGCACCAAAACCAAGGTTGAGGTTATGCGTCTTGGTGAGGATGTCGAAGTCGAAATTCCGTTTACGCATGCTGGCGCTACTGGTGCTGACGTGCTGGCGCAAACGGATATTGGCGGTGGCCCGTTCCGTTTGCTGGCTACGAATGGTGGCACTATCGAACTGGCTTCTACTACTAACGGTGTCTTCACTCCCCTCCGTTTGGGTCGGGGTACAAAGATTGGCGACAAGACTGGTTTCCTCGTCGGCGTCTTCGGCGACGCTTTTTCTTTCTAAGGGGGCGTGAATGGGCACTCCGATTGCTCAGAATTTCGATGCGAAGCTGCACCGTGCAGCGTGGTCCAAATTTACGATGGAGGGTGGCGAAGCCATCCCTCGCGTTCACCGTACGGTTTTCAATGTTGAGTCTTCTAGCAATGCCGAAGAGCGTCATGTTCTGCATGGCGGTCTTCCGGCGGTGCCGCGTGTTGCTAGCGATACCGTCAAGACTCCGCAGGTTTCTTTCGATATTGCCGAGCCCGTTATTTATCGGCATGACGAGTATCGTTATCAGTACGTGTACACGAAGGTCGCTGCGGATGATGACCAGTATGGGAAGATTCGCGGTGTCGTTGGCGGCATGGGTGAAGGTGCTGCGTACACCATGGAGCAGGTTGCCGCAAATATTTTGAACCTCGGTACGACTACCACTCTTGCTACCGGCTGGGATGGTAAGGCGTTGTTCGCTACGGATCACAAGTTGATCGGCAGCAGCACGACGTATTCGAACATTACGGCTATGGGCGGTCCGACGTACGCGACGATGCATGTGATTCATGCGTACTTCCGGCGTCTGCTGAACGATCAAGGCTTCTGGACGCCTGTTGAGATTGAGTCGATTCAGGTGGCTCCCGAGCTTGCGCCGCTGTGGCGTAACCTGCTGGTGAACATGAGCACGTCGAATGTGCTGTCTTACAATATCAATAGCGGCACTGGTGGCAGTGCTGCTTATAGTGCTAGCACTAACTCGAACAGCGGTATTGCTAACATTGCGTCTTCGCTGGGTATGACTCCCGAGAAGATCGTGGAGAATCACTATCTGACGAACATTGATGACACCATCATCATTGGTCGCGGTAAGCACATGTACATGTACATGCGTGAAGCTCCGAACACTGATACGTATAACATCGATGATCCGAAGGCGATTGCTCACCGGATTCAGATGCGGTTCAGCACCGGGTTTACGGATGCTCGCCGCGTGCTGCTTATTCCGGGGTCGTGATTGTAGTATAGTTATCTCCGGGGATAACGAACGCGGTGATCGGCAGAGGACGCCGCGTTCGTTGAACCCTCGGAGGCGAGCGTGACGTATCTCGATCTACGGAATCTGTTGAGGAATGATCTTCTCGCCGAATCCAGTACAACGTACTGGTCCGATGATGATCTCCTAAATTACTTGCGACGTTCCGCTTTTGAGTTGGCTCGCGAGTATGGTTTTCCTACTGTGGTGGCGTTCGTGCCTGTAGTTCAGGGCGCAACGTCTTTTGTTTTGCCGCAGGGTGCTGTGGCGGTGCAGTTGAATGAAGTATCTTTTGCTGGGTTCAAGATGTCGTTGGCTCCGATGAGTGCGATTGCGGAGTATCAAGCGTTAGGTTCGTTGCAGTTTCCTCGTTATTATAATCATGATCCAAAGCGAATTGGGCAGCAGGTGTTTATTGCTCCTCCTGCGCATACTGCCGGAACGATTACGGTGGAGTACATCGCGTTGGACGACTCGTTGTCGGATTCGTTGGGGGATGAACCTTGGGATGGTTTGTTCGCTAACTTCCATGAGTTGGTGGCGTATCGCGCTGCCGTTCGTGCGTTTGAGGCTAGCTTGGAGGATGATCGCGCTCAGTACATGTTGCAGCGTTCTCAGATGTTGCAGCAGTCTTTTGCGCTTTTCCTGGGGAAATCTGATGTTGCGGCTGCTACGGCTGGTCCGGGGGTGAGTGCTTCGTGAACGCCGGAGAGTTGATTGATTACGTGAGGACGTTGATTGGCGCGTCTGCTGCCGGTATTCCTTCTGGACATTTGTTGAATTTGTTGAATGTCGCTCAGGAGGAGGTAACGCGCGAAGCTAAGTTGCCTCGTAAGGTTGTGCAGTACGACAATTTGACTGCCGGTAATCAGTTGGTGTTACCTAGCGATGCCCGTAAGGAATCGTTGGTGGCAGTGTATAAGTTGAGTAAGAACGATGATGGGGATGTTGAGTCTAGTCGTTCTTTGAGAATCATGGATTTCGTGACGGCTTCTCGTGAGCATCCTAACTGGACGACTTGGGATGCGTCTGAGGCTACGAAGTTCATCATGTACGATCCGGCGCATGATCCGGATTGTCCTCGTCCTGTGCCGCCGCCTTCGGTTAGTGAGCCAGGATCGTTTCGCGTAATTTATGTGGTGCGTCCTGAGCGGTTGGTGGAGTTGACGGATGTGCCGTTCGGCGGGAAGTTTTTGGGTTTGATGCCGGTGTTGGCGTACCGGGTAGCGTACTTGGTGTCGCGTGATGCGGTGATGTTGCGGGAGTACGAACGTGCCGTGAATGCGTTGTCTGGCCAGGCTCGTCCTCCTTCGGTGGTGGTGCGGAATCCTTTGTACGCTTACTCTGCGCCGGATGGGAGTAGGGGATGAACAAGGAAACGAAGAAGATGGTGATGGGTTTCGTGGAGTACCTTCAGTCCATCTATGGGGAGAATGGTTCGACTCCGGCGGTCGCTCCTGTGCCGCCGAATAGTTTGGCAATTCCCATGTTTGTCACTATGAAAGATGAGGATGCTTTTTCTTCTTTGGGTCAGGTGGCTGATGTGATGGGGTATCAGTCGCCAGTGGAAATTGTTAGCGCGTTTGATCGCTTGTCGGGCGCTGTGCCGCCGTTATCTTCCGGGATTGATGCTGGCGGCGATCCTCTTCAGCAGATGATGATGATGGGCATGTGACATGCCTCTTCAGAAGTTTCCCATTCAGCAATTCGCTGGAGTTGATCGCAACTCTGCGGAAGGATCGGTAACGCCTAGGGAACTACGGAACTTGTATTTCCGTAGAGCGAATGGTTTGTCGTTGTTTGGTGGTAGGGCATCTACGGATAGTACAACTAATGCTGCTTTGGTGACGTATGACGAAGCGAACTTGGCTTTGTTATCCAATAATACTGTGTGGACTAACACGTTTGAGTTGCTGACGTTGGACGCTGCAAAATTTGGAGCGAGTCCGTTAGTGTTGATTCCTCGCGGTGGGATCATCACGGAGTACAAGAAGACGTCAACTGGGTATGACGGCAGTGCGTTGATTCGTTCTCCGGATGGCGAGTTGACCGAAAGTGATGTTGCGCCTACGGTAACGTTTACGCAGGGTGGCGCTGGTCCGGACATTCCGATTGATACGTACGAGTTTTTGTGGATGCTAGAGGCTCCTACTGACGCTGGCTTTATTGCTTACGCTCTCGGATCTGATTCTTTTATGGTCACTGGGGCGGCTACTGAATATATTGAACTTACTTTGGATGATGTAATTCCTCAAGGGCATATCGTTCGTTTCTATTGGCGAACGACGCAGGCTGGATACACTAGGTTTGCTGCTCGTGTATCTAACGGGAACACTGCCGTTGATGTTCGTTTGCAGAGCGATGCGTTCTCTGCAACGATTGATGCTCTTGTAAATTTTGCGCCTAACCGTACTGAGTTGCATGAGGGTCGCAACTACGGGATTGCTACGGCTCGTCCGTTCTTATCTTTGCTGCCGGATTCTGCCGTGACTCGTAAGGATTCGTACTTCCAACGTCTTTTCTCGGAGGATAAAACCACGGCTGCTTTTACTGCTGTTGCGCCTCATGTTTTTTCCATCCAGGATGAAAAGTTGGAATGGAGGATTAGGCAGTTGAAAGTGACGCGCGTCACATCGAATGTCAATGTCGATGTGCCATTGGTTTACATGCGTCGAGATAGCGATTTGACTAGGGCGTTGTCGGTATGGATTCGGTTTCCGGCAAACGGCGGCAAGCCTCAAGTGCATATCAAATACAAAACCACTACTTTGTCTGGCACTATTGATGGCGCCATTCCAGCCCTTAGTTCCGTTAGTAGTTCTACTCTTGAATTGAACGAGTTGAATTTGGCGTTGCTTATCAAAGAAGTAGATACTTCCATTAGTTCTACGAATCCTACGTTGAAATTTAGCATGAGTTACACGATTACGTCCGGAAGCGTTGGTTCCTTTAATGTGCAGGGCGTTGCAAAGCCAACCGAGATTACCGGCGTTATGAATGGTTGGGGAGATTGGGATGACGTTGATAATACTCGCGTCAGTTTGTTTGCAATGCCTGATGCTTCTAGCTCGTGGGAAGTACGGTTTGTTTCAGCGGCTGCTCTAACCGGCACTCCGTCGAAGTCTTATTTTGCGAATGTGACTCATTATTTATCTGGATTGTCATGGTCTCGAACGGCTACATGGACTCCTCCGCCAAGTCCAGAAACGTGGACTTTGGGTGGCGAGGCAAACGTTGTGCTGGTTACAGAACCAATTGACTTGCAGGATGTTGAATTGATTATTAGTCAACCTAGGAAGACGATTGTGTACAGCGCCGTGAACTCGGTGAATCGCGGAGTGTCCGGTAATTTGATTGCACTTACGGCGTCGGTCAGTAACGAGATTACGGCGTTGACTAGCACTCCTGCCGGGTTGTTGATCTTCATGGAGAACGAGACGTGGCTGTTGACGGGCAATCCGGATGATTACTCTGCGTCTTCTGTGCAGCGTTTCAGCGGCACGTTAGGTTGCGATCAGGGCGTAATTCCGGCTAGGCTGGGCGGCGTTGTCTTCCCGATTTATAAGGGCGAACTGTACATGGTGAGCCTGGGAATGGGCGATGTCGATTTCGGTACGGGTGTAGAGAACATTGGGCGTCCAGTGTGGCTGCGTGAGGATGGATTCGTGCAGGTTGTTGCCGAACCGCAGTCGAACATGTTGGTTGCTCGCACTGTGTCGGGTCGAGTGTATCGGTACGATAGCGTCACGAAGTCGTGGATGGATGATCCTTTTTCGCTAGCCGGAAATAATAATCAAGCTATTGACAATCCCACGAATGCGTCACTTGTTATTCTAGAGGATAGTGATGATCTTCTTCTAGAGAATGGTGGATTGTTACGGTCGGAGGACACGTCCGATAACAATCGCATTCTGCTTTTGCCAGCATGTTTGTGTCAAGAGTTTGGCACTAGGTACTTGGTGCGTAACAAATTCGAGTACATGGATTTCACGCTTGAGGATGACGCGTACGCTTCTTGGTCGCATCTGGATTTGGGCGACAAGTTGACTGCGAAGCTGTGGCGTCGTTTGGAGATCGTGACTAGTGATTCTTACGTTGGTCCTCCCGTGCTAACGTATTCTGTGGATGGAGGGAGTGATCGCGTCGTGACTGGTGTTTCCTCTGGGAAAGGGCGATGGGTGTTCAACTTCTTCCGTGGCGATGTCGGCGCTTACTTGGATGCGAAGGTGGCGCTTCCTGGGTTTACTCGGGAGGATGTGTTGGAGGTTCCGATTGTGATTGAGGCTGCGTTGCGTAATCGGTCGAGAGGACGAGTGGCCTAATGGTAGGATTAGGAGCAATCCTAGGCGGTCTTGGCAGTCTCTTTGGCGGTTTTGCTTCCGCTCGTGCTACGCAGGCAGAGAATCGCCGTAATGCGCAGAACGCGAATCTTCAACGTAAGATGGAATTGGATATCTACAATCGTCAGACTGGATTGGGTGTAGCTCAGGGCAACCTGGATCGCCGAATGCAGTTGACGCAAGAGAACATGCGTAATGCCCTTGGGATTTCTCAGGGGAACTTGCAGACTCGCTTGGGTATCGACACTCAGAACATCCAGAATGAAATGCTTGCGGATCGTTTCAATGTTGAGAATCGACGAGCGATTGATGAGTTGAACTTGGGTACCCGCATGGGTATTGATACGTCTACTCGGCAGGCGGCGAAACTTGAGGATCTTGCAGCGATGTTTAGGTCGTACGGTTCTCAACAGAATCCGTATTTGGCTGGCTTGGCTGGAGCAGCTGGCGCTGCCGGTAGGATTGATTCTAGTGATCAGCGTCGTTTGGCTGGATTGCTTGAGGGTGGCGATCCTTACGCGGATCAGCAACGTCTTGCGGCGTTGAACATGATCAACATGGCTGGGCCGGATAATCGTGCGACGCTAGAGGCAGAAGCTATGCGTCAGTTGGAGCGTTCGACTGGCGCGTTGGATGCTTCTTTGGCGGCTCGCGGCATGTACTCGACTGGTGCCGCAGCTGGTGCGCAACGCGAGTTGACGGCAAGCACATTGGGTAACTTAGCTCAGGCTATCGCGGCGGATAGGCAGGCTGCGCAGCAGATGCAAATGGCTGGACAGCAGGCTGCGGCTGGGATTTATGGCGGGTTGGGCCAGTCGATGATGGCTGGTCGGCAAGCTGCCGCTGGCATTTACGGTGACGTCAATCAACAACAGTTGGCTGGCACGTCGGCTGCTGGTCAATTGTATGGGCAGGCGGCTAACATTTACGGGCAGCAGCAGGCCGACATGATGGCAGGTTTGCAGAACGTTTATTCTAACGACGTGTGGGGTCGCGCCGGATTGAATCCCGCCGATTACGCTTTGAATCCTGAGCAGTACACTATGGATAGCCTGAAATACCAGCTCGACTCCGGCAATTACCAACTTGATCCAAGCCAATTCCAGTTTGTTGTCGATCAGTTTAATTTGAATCCTGATGACTTCATGATGGATGCGAATGGGTACATGATTCCCGTGCCTGGTATCAATAACGGCCTTGCGCTGCTGGCCGGTATTGGCGCCGGTTTGTCTGGCGGTGCTGGTATTTGGGCGCAAACGGAAAGATCTGGAGCGGGGGGTTTATGAGTTACCGTAGTCCTTTCCGTGATGTTGCCGAAGCTTTCTCTACCGTTGCGCCTAACATCGCTCAAGGCGTAGCGAACAGAGCGGATCGGCGACGCGAAGAAGATCAGTATGCGCGTACTGCCGCAGAGCGGCAAGTTCAAACTTTGATTCAACGCTTGGGCGAACTCAAAGCTTTGAATCCACAAGATGAAAAAGAGCGAGAACGAGTCGCTCAAAATATTACTTTGGTAACTCAAGCCATGAATGCTTACCAGAACATTTTGACGCTTGAGCCTGGCAAGGCGTATCAAGCTTTTATGAATCTCGGCAAAGGAACATTTGCAGCTACAGATTTTACTGCTGGCGTTACGCCTCGAGAACGAGATCCTAATCGTCCGCCAGCTCCCCGTCAACAATTTACTGTTCCAGAAATTCTCGGGCAAAGCGCAGGAACGGTTTCTAGCAGTTTGTTGAACGCGGAAGAACGCAAATCGGTTCGTAATGCCAACTCAGAAATTGTTTTGCAAGCTTACAGGATGTTGACTAGCGGCTCTTTGGATCTTTCGAATCCGTTGATTAGCGATCAGTTGGCCACGATCATGACGAGCGTGGAGTTCTACAAAAACCTTGAGGTCAATCAGGGCGTTGATCGAATGCGCGATGATTTGCCCAGGCTTGTTGCGGCGTTGCGCACGACAATCATGCAAGATCCCAATTCGGCCGGGGCAGTTTTGCGCGATTTAGCTATGCAGACTGCGCAAACTCAGACTGAACGAGCTATTCTAGAAACCGAATCTGCTCGCGCCAACTTGACGGCTCAGAACATTGAGCTGTCTTTCTTGAGAACGATGCGCGAACAAGACGTCGAGCTTCGTAATTTGAATATCAATCTAGCCAACGAAAACATTCGCGGATTGTCGTTTGCTAATTCCTCTCAACAGGTTGAGTTTTTTACTCGCACTGGTTTAACCGGCACTCCTGAACAGACGGCTGCTTTGCGGGCAATGTTTCCGCAGTTGTCTCAAGGGCAGTTTGATACATTGGCGCAAGATCGTTTTACGGCTTTCAAATTAGGTTTGCAGCGTGAGGAAACGCGGGCTAACTTGGAGATAGATCAACTACAAACGGCTATCGATAATGCCAGAAGCGGAGAATCGCGAGCAAACGCCTTTGATGAAGCTAGGCTTTTGCAGATGCAGCAGGATTTGGATAGAGGCGAGTTTGTTCTTGAGCGGGAAGAGTGGATGCTTAACCGAGATAAAAGTTTGTCTCATGTTCAAGACGCCACTAGTGCTTTGTCGTACGTGATGCAAGCGACGCAGCAAGGCGATGCGGCGGCGTTGAATATGGTTCTTCGCGAGATGCGTGATTCAAGCAGTTCAATCGGTGATTTTTATCGGAATGCTATGGATATCTCCGAGGTCGAGCGTCGTTATAGGTTTGCTTTGACCGATGAGGATTTGCGCGAGAAGGATCAGGGTAGACGCGCTCAGCTTAGCGACATTCAGTATGAGATTGCTCGCACTGCCGCAGGTTCGGATTTGCTGGCTGCCGGTGTTCAGTTCGGGCAGTGGGCTGCTCAATCAATGACCGAAAGCGAGTTGGCTATTTGGCATGCCGAACAGATGCGGTTAGGTCGCGCTGTTCCTCCGTTGGACGTCATTCAGTTGCAGCGTGCTGCTCACATGATGACGTTGCAAAATCCGGTAAAGCAGGAGTTGTGGTCCCGGATCGAGATGCTAGCGGCAATGCCGATTGATTTCAATAATCCCGCTGCGTTGGATAGGGCGTTGGGTACCATCGATGGCTTGTTGCGCGATCCTGCTTTGGGTTTATCTCCTGAGATAGTAGAGACTTATTTGAACGGATTCGTGACGGCGCAGCAAAATAATTACGTTGGATTCAACGCCGAGCTTGAGGCTAATAGGTTGCGTAGCGATTTGCTTCGCGCTCAGATTGGCGAAAGTTACGTGAATGCTCAACAGGCTATGGTTGCTACAACTTCCGGTGGCGGTAGCATTGCTGGTTTCAACAATACGATGGATACGTTGATTGGTGATGCCGAAACTACGTACGATGCGACGCGAACTTACGTTGCTTCTCTCGAAGCGATTGTTCAAAGCCGTGAGGAAGCTTTGATTGCTAACGGCTGTCGCGAACCGGGAAGAATTACGACCGACACGATGGGCGTAAGTACGTCTATGGTATCTCCGAATACTAGCGTAAATTGCGTTAGCGGAAATGCAGAATTGCTCGAGTACAGAACTTTGCTTGCTGCCGGTAGAGTTGACATGTCCGAAGCTTTGGCTACGTTGCAGGAATACACGGCCTTTCGTGCGGCGATTAATATACCCGAGGCTCAACCTACTCCCGCGCCTACTCCCGCGCCTTCGCGTGATTCTGCTGGCTTTAGTGCCGCCACTGGTAATTATGGAGCACCTAATACTGTTGGAACGGGCAGAGGGGCAGCTGTCGTTCCCACTCCGGCCCCAGCCGCCGCTGCAGCTGCTGCGCCAGCGGCAGCTGCTCCTGCCGCCGCCGCCCCAGCCGCCGCTGCGGCTGCCGCACCTGCTGCCGCTCAAGCGCAACCCGCTTCCGGCAATCGCCAAACGAGCGGCACGACGAATCAAGCTGCGGCTGCCGCTAGCAGAATTGCCGGTAACAACACTGCGGCAGCTGCCTCCCTTACGACAATTCTAAACAGCGGTATCTACGTAAGCTGGGCGCGTGGCTACAGCGGACCACTAACAAACAATGGGCAGTATGCGTCGCCTTACGCTTACGCGATGGCGATTGCAACCCTGCCATATAGTCAACAGCAAGCCGCAAGAAATGATTTGTATCGGTACGTTTATAACAACGTTGCCGGTCCAGCCGTTTCCGCTCAGTTCGGAGCTCGTCGTCCTAGCGCCGCTCAACTTACTGCCATGACCAACCAAATTCTCACTGAGCTTTTTAGTGGAAGGTAAACGTGATTCAAGATCCGTTTGCTAGATTGCGAACAAGGCTCCAGGATCAACAGCAGGAGTTTGACCAAGAGCGGCAAAGGGTTCTTGGGATTTACGAACAAGAGCGTCAATCGGCAATGACGTCTATCCCGGGGATAAGCCAGGGATCTCCGTTGCTTTCTGGCTATCAACAACCTTTTGCTTTGCAATCAGCTGCTCCATTGTCCGTTCAGGGCGCTTCTGCAATGACTCCCGCCGCCAGTCAATACGGCGTTCCTCAACCGGACTTGGTAGAGCTTGGGCCAAGTGAAGGATGGTTTGAGAAGAGCACGCGATTTCTGTCAAACGTTTTGAGCCCGCTTTCTTTGGCTCAGGATATGCTTTTTGCTACTGCTGCGGGTTGGTCAGATCCCGACAAGAGCGTGCGGGATTATCTTTCAGAAATGGATTGGGCTACGTATGTCCCGATGGGCGCCATTCCTGAGCGTCCGGTTTCTGGAGAACAACTGCTTAGACTAAATGGCGTAGAAGGCCAGAACGCTGCTTTTTGGGGCGGATTGGCTATGGATCTGGTTGCCGATCCACTTCTTGTAGGTGGCGTAGTTCGTGGCCTTGCCAGACTTGGCGAGCTTGTTGGAGCGGTTCGTGTATCGTCCAGTTTGAATCGTGCAGCTAACGCTATTGATACTGTCGCCGAAGCGACAATGTTGGTGGGAGCGACGCCTACGGCCAGGGTTGTTTCTGCCGCCAGAACGCTTCCCGGTTTTCGTCAATTCGAGCAAGCCGTAACGAATAACGTAATCAATCGTTATGTCCGTCCGGCGCTGGAGCCTCTTGCGCAGAGGACGGTCAATGCTCCAGAAGCACTTGGTGGCCGGTCTTATAGCCTTGGCGGATTGTTTGTGCAGGACGCTAGTCGTCTTGATACCGCTCCAGAGATCATTCGCGCTTCTACCGGGGTAAGCCAAGAGCTGGAAGAGGCAACGATGATTCAGTTGATTCGCGCCGATGCAATGGCTGGCGGCACTCGTTGGCGCGGCTGGCTCAGATCTTTTAATCGCAGCATGTCGGTGATGTACAACGTTCCAGTGCAGACCGTAAATACTTTTACTCCTGCTACGTCTCGTTCAATCATGACTTCGGCTTACGCTCAAGCGGATCAGCTTGGCTTGACGATGACTAATGTAAATTTGACTCAGCCTTTGCGGCGAAATCCGAATGCCTTTTTGCCTAACAGGATGGGGCAGAGCCCCAGGATGCGGCAGGCCGTGCAGGAAGTTGATGAGATGTTGGCTGTTCAGCGTCAACCTGGGCGGATGCCGGCTAACGTTCGCGCCGAAGAAAGAGCCATGTTGAATCAGTTTAATAGCGAGGTGGCTAGACTGAGGCAGGTGGCCGTAAGAAACGGCGATGATCCCGATGTGGTCGAGCAAGCTTATCGCGGTGTAGTTGAATCCTTCCAGCGGGTATCAGCCATTGAGGGTTATTTTGCTAGCGGTGCCGGGCCGATGCTGGAAATTTTTACTCAGAACCTTGGCGCCAGAATCGCCGAGTTTAGCGCCGCGAATCCCAATTTTGCTCGCGCAATCAATCGCGCTGGCGGTGTGGCTCACGTTACGCGAGAGGCTTGGCGCGAGTTGATTCGCTCCGGTCGCCGCAATGAAGCGGGGCAGCTTATGCCTCAGGGAATCCGGTTGAATCGTTCCAGAGCTGGTTTGCCCGGAGCTAATTACTTGAATCCTGCGGATAGGGCTTTGCTTACGTATCAGAACATGTTCCAGGATTACAATCAGATTGCTGGCTTGGATCTGCCGACGTACTTCAACAACTTGACGCGCGGTCATATGCGTCGAGCTTTCGGCACATTCATGGATGAGACGTCCTGGCAGTCTTACGTCAGCGACATGCGTGCCGGAAACATTGTTACGAATCGCATTGTGAACGATGCGGCAGTAAATGCTACTGTGCGACAAGCCGGATTAAATCGTCAAGTCGATTTGGCCGAGGAGTACATTCGTCAAATTAGTCCTCCGCCTCCGGTTGGTTCTCCCGTGCCTAGGCCGATGGGCGGTTTTGTAAACATGACCGACTTGGCGGAGTTCATGCTTTCTCGCGGCGTAACTCCGAATCAATTCCGGCAGTATCAACGAGCATTCATAGCTGCGGCCCAACCCGAGCTAATCAGAGTAGCTGATCAGTTGGCTCAGTATGGTCGAGCCAACATCGGGCAGAACATCAACATACGTACGCCGCTTGGCACGGGTGCCGATACGTTGACAACGGCTAGGCAGAACTTGGGTGAGGATGAAGTCGACACTTTGATGGAGTTGATGGATCCCATCGTGTCTCGGGCGCAGACTGCGGTCGCTGCCGGTACGGCAACTCGGCGTATGGAATCCTTGACAGGTATCCTGAGGGAAGCGCAGGCTCGCGGTTTGATGGTGGATAGCGCGACAGCGGGAAACGTGGTTCCGAACTGGTGGGTGTCGGTTCCCGTTAATCAGGCTGGTTATCTTCAGGGATTAGGCGGCATGACGGTTCACCCAATGATTTATCGGGAAGTCAGGAATGTGATGACGGCTGGTCGACGAAGCCATCGGCAGGCTGGCGCGCTTCAAACGTTGCGTTCGATGATTACAGCTGGTTATTTGGCTTCTCCTGCAACTAGTGCGGCGAACATTGCTGGTGGATTCTGGACTGCCGCCATGTATGGCATTAGCCCTACGACTTTGATGCAGAACATGGTTGGCGTGTATCGGGATTGGCGGAGGTTGGGGCGCGACCTTCCGGAGTTGTCTCACATGCGCGGGATTGTTGATAACGGTCAAGCGCATACCGAAATCGTAAACATGGGCGGGGATCTCGGCAGCATTGCGAATTTGGGAGTGGGTGTTCGCGGTTTTTCTCAAGCGATCACGAATGGTGTGCGTCGCTATCACGAGATGTTGCGACGTCCATTCGGTACGGGTGCCCTTGGGTTGGGGTTCTTTGAGTTGAGCGAGGCGTTGTTCAAAATGGGTACGTTCCGGATGGTGATGAACCAAACCGGGAACGTCGATGAGGCTCGCCGCATGGCTCGACATGTAGTGTTCGATTACGCCAATCAACCTGGTGTTGTGCAGATGGCTCGCGACACCGGGTTGTTTTTGTTTCCCGGCTTTGAGTACTTTATGTTCGGCCGAACGGTGAATGCTTTGGCGAACCGCCCAGGAATGATGGGCGTGATGGAACGCCTTCCTGGCGTAATTACTCAGGCGATGGTGCCGGACGAAGATCAGCGTAACGCAATGCTGGCTGGCATGCCAGACTGGATGCTGGAAGGTAAGTTCATTCCGATTCGCCGTAAGGAGAACGGCGATTTGACCATGCTTCCTTGGTCTCAGCTTTTTCCTACGAGCAGCATGACCGGTGCGCCATTTATCGAGTCTCTGCGTTCTGCCGGACTATGGGGTCCGGTGATTGATACGGTAACTGCATTGGGTAGCATTTCTGGAGCTGGTAGTTCTCCCGATCCGGGCGAAGCCAGGCTTACCGGCATGGGTCGCCGCGTTCTAGAGACCGGCGTGAGCAGTTGGGACGAACCTACGCAAGTAATTGGTGATGTAATGAGTTACTTGTATAACTCTTTCGCTCCGGCTATCCTGAGGAAAACGTATGCCCCAGCGGAAGATTTCGACCGAGCCGCTCGCGGTCTTGTGCCTTCTGTCATTCGTACATTCGTGGATGTTCCAGGATTTTTCGCGGATCAGGGTCGCTCTGCGCGAGAGGTGTACTCTCGCCGGGTGGATCAAGATTTGTTTGATACTTTGATTTCGTTCAATCTGCGCACGACTCGCAGCGTTGCGACTAGCGGACCTTTGGCGGACATGACTACTGTGGTTGGTCGCGCTGTCGCTACTTTGGAACGCGACATCAACGAGATGCAAGAGAAGATTGAGTTGGCCATGAGAGAGGGCAATACCAAGTTGGCTCAGTCCATGCTGAGGCGCAGAGCCTCAATGATTGAACGTTTCAAATTGCGTTGGGGCGACCGGCTTGAGGAACTGCGTAGAATGTCTTTGGAGGGGCGATTCCAACCTCCTCAGATGACGCCTTGATGGGGGTAGATGATGGCTGACAAGACGACTTTCTGGCGTGACGCGGTGCTGAATCTTCTGCGCGGCACTAACGTCACCGGCTTCAATGCGTACGTGAGTTTGCACACTGGTGATCCTGGTAACACTGGAGCTAACGAGGTGGCGGGCGGATCGTACGCTCGGCAGCTTGTTGGTTTCGGTGCGCCTGCGGATGATGGTGGTGTGCGTGCCGTCACGAACGCTGCCGATATTGATTTTACTGGGATGCCTGCTACGACGGTGACTCATTTCGCAATCTGGACGGCTGCCACGTCGGGTAATAGTGTGTACAAGGAGGCGTTGGCTACGTCTCGTACTACGTTGGCTGGCGATGTGATTCGTTTGGCTGCGGGTAACTTGAAGGTTACGGAAGGCTGAGTATGTCCCGCTCGCGGATTCTTCAGGAGAATGCCGACTTCTTTCTTTTGGAAGATGGCAAGCAACTGCGAGCGGAAGATGATATTTACTCGGAGATTGGTACCGCCAATGGGGTCGGTACCATCTCTGGTTCAGCGCGTTTGTTCGCGTTATTCTCTGGGATAACTGATGGCGTAGGTACGGCTACTGGTTCGCTGTTGCTCTTAGCGGTTGCATCTGGTCAAGCGGATGGCGTTGGCGTGTTGACGGCTGTGACGAATGCGACATTGGGTGTCGCAGTTACCGCTGATGGTGTCGGGATAGCGTCGTTGTCCGCGAACGCTATCGAGTTCGCAAGCGGAACCGCTGATGGCGTAGCGACAACTTCGTTTGCTGCGTACGTCATCATGCCTACATCTGGTTTGGCCGATGGTGTCGGCGAAGCATTTGGTGTCGGCGGATTCCTGCTCGCTGCATCAGGTGCAGTGGATGGCGTTGGTACTTTGTCTGCTGCCGTCAGGTTGATTGCTTACTTTTCCGGCACAGTGGATGGTGTCGGCGTAGCTTACGCTGATTCATTCACTCTCAAAGCCGTGTCGGGCGTTGCGAATGGTGTTAGCGATAGCTCAGGTACGCCTGTGCTTTACGCTGTTGCTTTCGGGACTGCCGATGGTTCCGGTGTCCTGTACGGTTTCGCGAACGCAGAGTATTACGAGGCAGCAAGATTCGATGGTGTCGCTTCAGTATCCAGTAAGGCTTTGCGTATTCAGGATGGATCAAGTTACCTTTTCCCATGCGATAACTCGGTGATGCCATCTGTGGTGTTGACCGCACCGAACCCCGTGATTCCTACTCCTGTGTTTTCTTCTTGTGATCCCGTTTCGCCCTCACCTGTTTTACCGCAACCGGCTACTCGCTGGCCGGATTGAGTACTTTTATCTTTAGGATAGCGCGGGGTTGCACTGGGTCAGGTTCCGCTCGGAAAATAGTGAACTTGTCAATCTGCTGATCATCAAAGCCTAACACTAATGCAATAGAATCAATCAGGATTTTCTCGCGATTCATGATGTCGTACCGTCGTTTGTCTGGGGCATGCAGAATCAACTGAACTTCTAGTCGATCCTGTAGAGTAAGGGGTGGGGTCAAGTACGCCGCCTTAGCTATACTTGCGGCCAAGGCGGCGTACAATCTTGCGTCTTTAGTTTTTACTCTTCGGGAGTTGACGTTAGCGTAAGCATGATTCGTCGTAGGTGGCCAGGGTAAGCTTAGCTGTACGTCATCCCGAAGGTTCATTACTCAGACTTCCTCCCCGTGCATCTTAGCCCAGATTTCACGCAGGTTCTCCGGGCTGCTATCGAGAACTAGTTGACTCGTGAACTCCAGGAAAGCGGTGGGGCTAATGACGGTTTCGCCTACGGCTTTAGCGAAGTGAGCGCGAGCATCATTCATCGTAGCGACGACATCTTTGTTGACAGTTACGGATGCCATCTCTTGCTTATCGGGTTTGTTCCGAATGCCTCGCGCGGCCTCAAGGATTTGTTCGCGCGTATGCGTACGCAATTTAGCGAGCCAATCCATGGCGCTGGTACCCGTGATGATCGTCAGGTTCTGTAGTTGATACAGCAGGTATGGACTGACGAACGCTAGCTCATCAATGTCGACTCCGGCATGCAGATGCCAGGTTTCGTACACGCTACGGAGACGACTCATGCTGCCACCGGATGGTAGTTGAATGCCGTGTTTGGTGACCATGTACGTGTCGATCATCTCGTAACTCAAGCCGGTATCTTTGGTGATCTCGTAGTACAGTTTCCCTAGGGAATACCGGTCATGGTTGCTGCTGTGGTTGAGGGAAGCGATACGCTTCAGGGTTTCAGCGTTACGCTTCAGGTGATGTTCAGCGACTTCGATTTCGGTGGTAGGGGTGTTGCGACCCGCTCTCGACCAAAGCCCAGGGAAACTCACTGCATGCCTCCTTCAATCCATTGCTCCACGCTTCCTTGAAGAACAATGTTTTTCATGTGTCCCAATGCGATGGTGACATCAATGTAGATGGGGATGGATTGACTGCGTGCCAAGTGGCAGAAACCAAAGTCTTCGCCCGTAAGCATTGGTTGATCGTTTGGCCCGAGGGGAAGAATGTTGTAGTTGAACATCACGGGTGCCTTCATGACTGCGCCGTGATCGGCGGTCATGTACACCGTCGGAACCGCCTCCGAGAGTTTACGTAAAGCCTTACCGCTAATCCGAAGAAATGCAGTGGGTACTGCTTCCACTTCGGCAAGGCCAGCGTTATTGACGCTAAGCTTGCCGTTCAATGGACGGAAAGGGAATGTTTTCCCTGAGATAGCCTTGGAGGAATTCGTTGGCATGACTGCCGCTACGATGTCGACATCATGCTTGAGGAGCTTCAGGAGATCTTCAGGCTGCCAATTGATGTCGCTGTCGATGAACACGAGATCAGTGGCTTCATTCTCGATGGCTTCCTGAACGATACGGTTACGCAGTCTTGGTACGGCAGCGACATTCCCATGGCAGAACCACATGGTGTCTATGCCCTCCTCTTGCAGGAGGGACATCGACCGAATGAGGCTGGCGACATACGTGGTGCTTACCACGTTCGCGTAAGAGGGCGTGCCGATCGCGACGGAGCGAGTCATTCGCCGTCGTACTTGAACCGCATGAGGTTCTGATGCGCGAAGGCTTCGCCAGCTTCCCGATGCTTCCGCACCAACTCTTCCATCGACAAGATGGCTTCCTGAGCGGCGCGTTGAATGACATCGAGATGCTTGGAGGTCACGCCGTTAGTGCTACCGACGTACAAGCGAGTTCTCTCAATGGCTCGCAAGAGCGGAGCCATGGCGTCTTCGGGTGTATCCTTCACGATAGTTGAGGCCAGTCGTTTAGCTGCACTCATTTCTGCTCCATGTTTCTACTCTCGATCAGTCCGCGAAGAGTGACGCGGTACCCGGAACCCTCTTGTTTTGCGTACCGTTTTCCCACAAGGGCTTTCATGATTACGTAGTTCAACGCTAACGCTTTCCCTTCCGTGCTGGCCCCCTCTAGGGAGGCCAGCAACTTCAGGTGTTGTCTTGTGGCTAGACTCATGTGCGCCTTCGGCTTCGTCAAACCCAACCTCCCACAAACAGGGCATCGAACCCGAGCAGTTTCAAAGCGATGGCGGTAGTCACGTTGACGTCATTCTCCAGGTGGCGAACGACGGCATCATGATTGCCGGACTCCCAAGCTCCGGGAATCTGATCGCCTGGGATGCTCTCCTTATCCCAAGGGATAGACAGCGTGATGGCGGCATCCTGAAGGCTGATGAACTCCTTGTAGCCAGCCAGCTCAACCATCGTGTCGATCACGCCATGCTTGCCAATAGGGAAGAAGCGCATGTGCCGGACATTATAACGCAATGACTGCTGCCGAAGAAAAGGCAGGTCGAAAGCAAGAACGTTATGGCCAGCGACGCGAATGTCCCACGTGCCACGGAAGTTGAAGTACTCGGCGACGCTCGCTTCCATCGTTCGGTACGATTTCGCCAGGAAATTCTGGACGGACTCATCTTTTCCGCGAATCAAAATCTTCGGCTTCGGGCTGGTGATTTTGTAATCCATGTCCTCGCCGGTCTCGCTGACGAGCACTTGCCAACCAATGGCGGTCACGTCACCCTGCAAGCCGTTGAGAGCCGTCTGCGCCAGCTTGTCCTCGATAGCTTGACCCGACTGCGTCGCCCACCATTCACGGATGCTGTCTTCCTTCTTGAGAGTGGCGGGCGGCTTGATCTTCTCGCGGATGCGTTCGATGATCGCCGGGTTGGTCGTGCGGTTGGTTTCGATGTCGAACACGAGGATGGGTTTCAGATCGGTACGCATGTCATTCTCCTTTGGCTGCATTGCGGCGAGCGTAAAGCATGTCGATCATCATCATCGTCAACGGATTCATTATCCTCCTAGATCATCGACAGCGTTTGGAATGTAGCGAACGTGCTAGTGAATGGAATGCGTGCCGTGCCGGTAGCTCCAGTTTTATTCTTGGAGATAACTAGCTCGGCCCAACTCTCCGGATCTTCCGAACGCCCCTCGCTGCGGGCACGGTAGTACTCCTCTCGGTACAGGAAGATGACCACCTCGGCATCCTGCTCGATCTGCCCGGACTCACGCAGGTCGCTGAGCATCGGGCGTGGCGGATTGCGATTCTCTACAGCGCGGCTCAACTGAGCAAGCGCGATGATGGGCAACTCCAGCTCTTGCGTCAAGTGCTTGAGCGTCTTGCTGATCTGCGTCACGCTGGACAGCGTGCTGTCGCCACGAGTACCTGGAACCTCGATGAGTTGAAGGTAATCAATCGCGATCAGTTCGGCGCCCCATCGCGCTGCCGAACGAATGCGGGTAGCCAACTCGTAAATGTTGTGCGGCCTATCATCAATCAAGAACACGTCTCGGTACTGGTCACGCACGGCATGCACTGCGCGTCGCCAGCGTTCCTTCTGATCCGGGCGAGCATCTCCGCTCTTCACCAGGCCGTACTCAATCCGGGAACGAAGGCTAGCCTCGAACGCCATGACGTCGCTGCCATACTGATCCTGCGTGAAGAGTGCCACTCTGCGACCTGCCTTCACTTGGTTACGCAGGATGTCACGAACCAAGCTGCTCTTACCCATGCTTGGTCTAGCGCCGATGACGACGAGTCCTTTCATGTCGCCCGTCACACGGTCGAGTTCTTCAATCCCGGAACGAAACCAGCCTTTGGTTTTTCCTGCCGAGATAGCGCCGATAGCTGTCTCTGCGTACAGGTCGATGCCTCGATGTTCTTCGCCTGCCACTTCCGCCGTAGTGAGCGACTGCTCAATGCGTCCTTTGATCTCCGTCATGCCGAGGCTGAGATCGCGGGCGAGCCTGATGCTCTCGCCCGCGAAATCCACCAGCTTGCGACGACGGTACAGTTCAAGTAGACGTTGAGCGTAATCGTACGCTCCACTGGTGCTGCCGAGTTCGGCGACACCGACGAGGAATGGTACGCCACCGATCTCTTCAAGCTTCCCTGAACGACGCAGGTGATCCGTGATGTTCACGAGATCAGTCTCAATCTCCAGGTCGTTCAGGGAACGGATGGCTTCGGCGATGACTCGATGACGTTGCGACCAGTACGCTGTCGTCGGCACGGAGAGGAAGTTCTCCAGCACGTCATCGTGCGGATGGATGATCGTTGCGCCCAGCAGGGCAGCTTCGACTTCCTCGGCGTGAAGGTTAGCGTAAAGGTCCATCAGTTATCCTATGGGATAATCAGTCGCGCTTGCCGGGTTTGACGTGCGAGATGCGGATGCGAACACGGTTGATGATGTCGAACTTCTCATCGACCGGGCTGCACAACTCCATCGAGCTGACGATGGAGCCGTCATCCGTGGCGGTCTTCGTGATGCCTTGAGCCAGGATGCTAGCGCCATACTTCACGAAGTGATCTTCGAGGGCGGACAGGAGATCCATCGACTGCACCTGGAAGTTCATCTCGACAGCGTAAGTCTCGTCGCTGTCGACGATCTTCCTCATCGGGATGACGATGTCGAACAGGGCATCCGCCAAGTATTCGGCGAGCTGCTGGAATCCGTGCGGGTCGGCAAGCGTACCTTTGCGAGTCATCTTTTTCCTCCGATGCCTGACCACGTTCTGAAGGTGGACAGGTAATCACTCCTTGCCGCTGCCGGTTCGATTCCGATCATCACGTGATCCTCATCACCGATGACCCATCGAATGTTGTTATCGAGTTGGTAATCGATCAGCATCTTCACAAGCGTACTGACGCTGGCTCCCGTACCTTTCGTGGTGCGAATCACGACACCATCCGAGAAGGGTAGGACATCGATACCGTCGCTGGACAGGCGGTCTTGAAGTGCTAGGCGAACGTCGTCACTGTTGAGAATGTCGGCGGTACGGTAACGCCATACTCCGTTACCAACTTGTACTCGCACGACGCCGATGGCTTCCAGGTCTCCTTTCGCGGTTGCTTGCCCGATGGTTTCGCCGGTGCGTTTTTTCAGCGCCGCAATCAAGTCGTTGACGCTAGTGATGACG